TTCTGGGGCTTCTTTAACTAATTTGTTCATTTTAATTTCCTTTATGCTCTTGTTTTACCACGAATACAACAGCCATCGGCACGGCTTGATGCTGATCTAATTTTACCGCCTTTAGCTTTCTTTTCCATAGGCAATTGTGTTGCATCATACCTATCTTTCATAGCACGGATAGTCTTAGCTACCGGCATATCTTTAACAGTATCAACTACAAAATCTTTAGCCTTACTAACGGCATTTGATATAGCTTCCCCGGCACGACGTGGTAAATCTAAATCTTCTTCATTCTGTTTACGGTCAATTTCCGCAACAATTTCGTCTGGTGATCTACTTGGCATCATGCCCTCGTCTTTCCTCTAACACAGCATCCATCAGCACGGGCAGAAGCTGATTTAACAGCCCCACCCTTCTTATATACAGGGTTCTTAGCACTTATCTCATTTCTAAGTAACCCATCACCACCTGATCCACCACCCCCTGCACGAGTATTACCAGTATAGGATTTAGTAGGTAAATTTTCAATAACTCTTTCAGCCCTAGTCTTTTCAGCAATATCTGCTACTTCAGCTTTCGCTTTATCGTTCCGTATCTTTCGTAACACTTTACTAGCTGCTACTTCAGTCTCATACGGATCAGCAGTATATTCGTCCTGATCAGGCATTTACTTCATCTTCTTCTTAGCCATACCACCTTTTTTCATGGTATTAACTAAAGGACCATTACCAACAGAGTTACCAGCCATTTTAACTTGTGTACCACGAGTTTTACCTTTTTCGGCAATACCATCTTTACTAGGAGCACCAGTCTTTACTGAACCCATACCACCCATTGCCATTTTCTTAGTTTTCATATTTCCACCTTGTTTAAATTTTTTGCCTTTATCGGCGTTTGCAAAGTCCTGACCTACAGATTGTTTAATACCTACTTTTTTAGCAAAAGCAGGATTATGGGCAACTGCTTCCATTAAGTTATGTTGCTTTTTAGATGTACTAGGCATTATTTTATATAGTCCTTAAGACCACTCCACATTAAAATACCGGCACCACAAATAGCCATCCAAACTAAACCAGCCAGAGACTTCTGAATAATTGCTTTACGTAAATCCGCTCTTTCAACTTCTGATTGTATTGCTAATCTAACCCAGCGTATTTCATCATCAGATAAAGGGTGGTGTTCAACTGCTTCAGCAACTGCTTGTTTTAAAAGCTGTATTAGCTCTAGTCTTGTTTGGTCGTCTAACATTATTTACATGCCCATCGTTTTAAACTAGCTGCCTTACGAGTAGGGCGACCTTTTTCATCTTTCATTGGTCCTGGCATACCAGACATACGGGCACAGAATGACTTCTTACGAGAGCCACCTTCAGGCTGCGGAGCCTTTAGATTAGAGCCTGTAGCTGCATTATATTTTTGGCGACCCTTTGCAGTAAGACCAGCCCCTTTCGAGACTGGAAGTTTCTCACCACGCCCAACTGCGAGAGACGGGGTTTTCTTAGCCATAAGTAATAGACATTGCAGATAGCGTAGTACCAACAACATAAACACCATTTTGACAAAGAATGCCTTCGCCAGGAATCAATACTTGGAATGGCTGAACAGCTGTAGAAAACTTAAATTGATACAAAATAGCGCCAGTTGTATCAGTGCCATCATAGATAGTAAAAGTACCTCCAGTACCAGTACCAATAAAAACAATAGATTTTAGGCGGGTTCTACCAGTAAACAACTGTGCAGGGAAAGTCCCAGCATAAGCCGATTTTACGTCATATTGCATTGTCATAATTAATCTCCTAAGTTTTAAAAGAGGGGGGTGTTTAGCCCCCCAAGAGGATTAATTAGTCAAAGTTACCATATGGGTAAGTTGTCGCATTACCAATGTTCATATCTTGTTGTGCATATTTCAATGTAACAGCAATTTGACCAGATGTAGGAGTGGTCAAGCTGGTATTAGTAATCTTCAATGTCACAACAATCTGGCTAAACCATGTAGGCTGTTGACCAGGTTGAATATTTTGAACGTCTTGTAATGTGCCATAAGCGTAATCTAACTGTGTACCTACAAATGTTGCAGTGCCACGAGTTGCTGAAGTAATAGCAGCCATCGTTGCATACACGCCTGTAGCGGTAGCAAATTTGTTAGAAACATATGGTTGAATAGAGTTAGCAGTTACTGCTCCGTCAGTTGGCAATACTCCAACATCAATGATTACATCAGTAATGTTTGAACCTTGTGGAACCAAAAATGATACGCCACGATAAATAGTTCCAGAAGCATCTGCTGTAGGAGCAGTAGCAACAGTAGGACCACTAGTGCTATAAACACCAGACTGTGGGTTCCAAATAGTTGCTGCTTGGTTAGGAATATTGTCAGAAGTAACAAATACACCAGAACCGCCACCATAACCAGCTTGACCTGCGGAGGTCACAGCAAAATCTAAAAAGGCTTGTTGAGCCAATAAGACTGGACCAACGTCACGTTGTGGACCAAAACGATTATCACCCGATAAAATCGGACCTTCTAGTACGGTACGTGCCATTTTACAACTCCTTTAAATATGAATATTTGAGAGCAATTTTTCTAGTAGTAGATGTATCTTTACTAGTGACACGGCCCCTCTCAGCGTAGGACATATCTGGATTATTAACTATAAACTTAACAATTGCAAAATATTTTAAATTTAATAAGGCTGTATTTTGCCGAACCTTTTTTAATTTTTCAATATGCTCTGTTGTTACGGGTTTTTTATTACTTAATTTGGTAAGCGAAATCATATCTTTAGTATGCTGAGTGTGTTTTTTACCCCGCATTGGGACTTTAGCAGTATTAGCAATATTAAAATATGTAGGCTCGTCAAAATATGCCTGACCTTGCAAAAATGCATTTTCAAGATCATCTAAATCTTTTGTATCTACGCACTCAACTTCTAATGCCCAGTCAAAAGCATTTTTACCATGCTTATTGTATGAATTTTGTAATATACGATTTACATGATAACCTTTTTCTAAAAGGCGAAAATGTTCATGAATACGTTTTTTAACATGTTGCGATTGGCCAACATAGCATTTACCCGTAACTTTATTACGAATTTTATAGATCCCTATGTAGTCTTGTGCATATGGCATGATTAAGTTCCTTAGGACTATAATACCATGCTTTTTATATTATGCAAGTATTTAAAAAGAAAAACCCCGCCTTTTGAGCGGGGTCCAAACTTCTTTACGTTTGCTTGCTGCAGATTAATATGAACCGTATACACCTAATGGGTCAGAAACACCGAAGCTATAACGCTCACGGGATTTGTAACGTACGTTACCGGTATCGAAATCCCCGTCCATTGAGTTCTGCAATGGAATACGAACAAAATGTTTCAAACCATTTGGTACATCAGTGGTCAAGAACCATGCGTTAGTTGCGGTCAAGAAGTGGTTAATTGCGTAACCTTCTGGAACGGAACCATTGTTCTTAATAGCATTGATATCGTTATTGTTTGTACCAACACGGAGTTCTGTGTCTAACAAACGAGTTGCAACGAACTGCAATGCTGGTGGAACAACAAGCTTTTTAGGACGAGCAGCAATCAACAAACCACGTTCATCTGTCCACGCAGCAATCTGAATAACAGCGTTTTCAAGTGCAGTTTCGTTCAAATCAGCAGGGGTTGATGGAGTATTGGCATTGGTACCACCAGAAACTAAAGGATGTGCTGTAGAGAACAAGGCTTGCCCGTCACCATAAGTAACTTGGGTATTAAAGCCATTATTCAATACCGCAGCAGCTTTAACTTGCTTGGTATAAGCCATAGCACGAGCTAGACCTTTGGTATAGCGAGCTGAGAGAGAATCGTAGAGGTTATCTTCGATTGCTTCTTCAGTCAAGCTAAAGCCAAGGGCGATAGTTTCGTGGTTGTAGCGAGCTGTCCATGCTTCTTGAGCATTGTCATAAGCGATGGCTTGGCCTTCGTTTTTGACTGGTGCAGCAGAAAAGCCTGACAGTTTTGTTTCTTCTTCAAAAGAACGCTCAGAGGTCTCAGTTTCGTAGATCTCTTTATGTTCTTCGCCGTAGCGAGCATACTCTAATCCGAACAATGCATTCAATCCGGGGAGCAACTCTTTCAGTAGTTGTGCACGAGAAATAGCCATTTAAA